AAATGACCGTCGCCCCAAAAGTCGTCAATGTCAAGGTAAGCAATAAATTCACCTTTTGCAAGCTCAAGTCCCGTGTTTCGTGGCGCGCCGTCCCACAATGGAGCTTTCTGAATCTTCACGGCCTCAACTCTCGGATCAGTGAATTGCTTCATTATCTCCATTGTCAAATCGCACCCATCAGCAATGACCTTCAGTTCAAAGTCAGTGTAAGTCTGATCCAATACAGACCGAACAGCACGGACAAGTTTTTCATCACGACGGGAGGCCGCACCCGGATATTGGCCTAAGAACGAGGGAATAACACAGGTAAATTTCATTCTTCAGGCTCATTAAATTGAACAACCGGCTCTTTTGGTTTGGCTCCATCCATCTTTGCAATGTACTCTTCCGTCTTAGCTTTCACCCTCTCGGAGATGTATTCTTTTGCCATGTCATAAATCCATTGCTTTTCTTCGATCTCCAGTTCATTGAAGATCGATTCAAGATTTGCCCACAGGACAGCGTTATACTTAGTCGTCAGCCCCTGTGATATCAACAGTCGGACATTTTCTTCGCTGTAGCCCCGGAACGGATTGTAATCATTTTTTATCCTGATGACCTTCAGTTCTTCGGGCCGGTCAGCGTACAGGAGTTCGTTAATGTCATCCTCTATTTTCGCAATGGTCGATGTTGAGGCTCCGGCATCTTTTGCCTGTTTCAATTCAAGCATCAACTCGGTCTGTGATTTAAATTTAAAATCCTCCGGATACTGGTGTTGAAGAATTATCCCGTCCCCCATGTCAACAAACGTTGCGATATCTTCAACCACAAACTCCCATGTAGTCGAAAGCGACTGAGCAAACGGTCGCAGGGTGTCGTTAATATTGTCCTCTGTTATCCGCACTTCTGTTGCTGTTGAACTCAGTTCATTCCGGGTCATCAGCTCTTTGTTGAACATCATCAGGAACACCGAAGCCCGGAGATTCTGAACATACTGCTCCTGAAATTCAAGTAACTCAATCGGAGGTGATTTATAAACAAGCAGCTTTTCAAGGTCAATCATCTCAACAGGATCGCGCGGCAAGTCCAAAGTGACAACATCCATTGTCGATGAATGAATCGGTTCTTTCCCCGTTCCGCCGCAGGTTCCACAAGCCTTGCCATCTAACAACGTTCTTGCTCCGTGACATTCAGGACAGGGATTGACATAGCGGAACCTCTGAGGGAAAGCCGTCATAGCCGTCGAAAGATCAAGCTCTGAGTCGATTTTGAGCGTCTTACTCAGGTAAGGAATCACATCATGAAAAGCGGATATAAACGTCCGACCCTGAGTCTCGCCGTCAGGCTTATAGCCAAATCGCCGTGCCGGGACCTTCTTTCCTTTCGGTTTAAAAAATTCGACAAGATAGTATTTACCTGCTATCTCAACCCCACCCGGAAGGTCTGAGGTAATATCTATAGTTGGTTTATCTTCGACCTCAGTAAACTGGATTGTATCCTCACCCAGATAAATAGTGTACTTAAACCCTTCTTTAGGTTTGCCCTCTTTGTCAATCCATGAAATCGGAAGCCGGACAACCAGGTACTGAAGGATATTGTTTTTGAACTCGAACATTATAGCTTGCTCCGATGTAGCGATAAACGGATAAGGCTTTGCTTTCTCAACCTTTGGATCAAACGCGTCAAACTCAGTGATCAGAAAAGCGTTTGGATCAATATAGTTGTAATCCACATAAGCATATTCCAGGAACTTTTCAAGCGATCCGTCACCCCAGTAAGTGCTTATGCGATCTTCGACTAACTTCAGATTCTCTTCAGGCTTTTCAATATCCCAGTCAATCACCCTGACCTTCGGCTTTTTTCTCACGGCCTTCTGAAACGGTAGTTTCGTAGAGGCAAGCGTCGGAGGGATAATTGAGTTTGTCAGTCGCTTCCGTTGCTCAAACTCATCTTCTGATTCACGGGTAACAATCCTTTCCAACAGGTCACTTATTCCGTCCCCGGTGACCATTTTATAATACTTATCCGCTAACTCACAGACACGTTTATAATCTTTGTGCCTGACACCTCCGGCAATAATTCGCCTGAGTTCCTGAAATCCTTCGAGTTTATTCATTTGTAATAGTTATTATATACCTCAACTATCAGATAATCTAGTGTATCGGAGCAATGCCCGTATTTCTGATATTTATCACCCGTTTCTTTATCAGTTACAATGTGTTTGTCTTTCGCCCCGTTAATGTCCTGTTTGACATACATCATATCCGCGATCATTAACTTACAGCCTTCATCAATGACTATCTTTATCGGTAACTTCTCTTCAAAGATACGATTTATAAAGTCACGACGTTTTGTTACTGACGGATTTTGCCGGGCCATCCGTGCCGAAGTCTTATTTAAAAATCTCCTTAGTTTAAACTCAATGATCTCATAGTGATGTTTAAACTCTTTATTCATCGTTGAACGTGCCTTGCCCGAAGCATCGCCATAATAGTAAATTGTTGACTGATGATGCGCATATCGCATTAAAATCTCATCACAGACCTCTTCTGTTGAGTTCCTGGGGTTCTGAAGGGCGATCTCATCAATGCAATACGAATACCAGACCTCACCTTTTCGTTCAAACTGCCATATAGAACACGAGTTATAAGGCACTGAGTTCTGGTCAAAAGAAATATGCAAAGGCTTTGTTTTGTCGTATTCACATTTACCAACGTGTTTCAGCCGGTCAAATGAAGAATAGAATTCTCCCCCGACAAGCGTAAAAGGATTTGCATATATCAATGCCCGGCCCCGTTCCTCGGTATTGTTTGCAAGTATGTTATTGATATAATTCTCCCCGACGTTGTGAACGTTATGCCAAGTTGAAGAGATACACACAAACTTGTCATCTATCCGCTTGTAAAAGAAATCCGTTTTACTGTAAATCTTCGACGTGATTTCGTCAAGGTATTCTTCGAGTTTGAACCAGGTGTTTATCCAGTCAACCTTTGCCGGTGATGTAGCAATGAACAAAGGATTATATTGCTGCTCCGGTGTTCCCTTATCTGACAATTCACCGTCAACAAGAAACATCCCTTTTTGCCTGATACGTGCAATGATTATCTCTTTAACATCTGATTCGTCCGTATCCTTTGTTTCATCCAATACAGCCCAACCAAATTCTTTTCCTTCGTGTGATGCTGCCCGTTCAAGTGAACCGATAAAAATAACACATCCATTGATAAAAGAGATGATCCCATAATAGTCATCAAAGTTATGACCTTCGACATTAAAGTGTGACGGCGGTTTCTTCCCTACAACATAGTGACCTTCAGGATGCGATTCTTTATCATATTCGACGATTCCGATTGACTTCCAGTATTCACGAATGCGAAATAAAGTTGACTGAACGAGCTGTAAATATGTGTTCGCCCCCACAAAGCCCCGGACCTTTGGAAACTTTCTGATAAGCTGATAGGTCTTTATTCCAAGTAAATGAGTTTTTCCCGATCCAACGCCTGAGAGAAATAAATTAATCGGAGCCGTTGACTGCAATATGCTTTTTTGTGGGGCTGATACAACTTGCTCTATCATTTGATGATTATATCAGGCAATTGAGCAACATTGACCTTTAATTCTGTTTTGACCGGAGCATCAAAACCCAGCATCTTTGAAATGCTGTCGAGAGCTTTCTGTTTGTCGAACAGTTTTATCCTGATGTATTCAACCTGAATCGGTTCTTTCTCTTTTGAATCAGGATTATATTGATATTCGTACCTGATCTTTGTATCAATTTCAGCAATGGATGACTTTTGGTCGTCAGTAAGTTCGTCAAACTCTTTTCTTTGAATCCATGTATTATGAAGATCACTTATAGAAGAAAAGGCGAGTTTCTTGTGTTCATTCAAAACCCTCAATCTGCTAACACCCGCTGTTTCAGCAAGATTGTCCTGCAATTCCTTAATTCGAGCCTGAATGTTCACTTTTGTTAACAGAGTTGAAGCAATAGAACGGGCTGTATTTTCTGAATATCCTGATCTTATCGCGGCCTGAGTTCCATTAAAGTCAATGCAATATTCATAACAGAATCTTTCCTGTTTATCGTTTAATTGCAGTATATCTTCTGTTTCTTCGCTCATTTCTTCCTCTTAAAGTATTAAATCTGCCCCAGTCGTTTCTCTGCGGCTTTTCTACTCATTGGCCCTGACAGCCTTTTGCCTTTCTTTGAATAGACGATACATTTATCTTTTTTACAACGTATCATAACGCAAAGGTACAAATTATATCAATTGACTGTCAAAATCATAATTAACCGTTCCAATGTTATAAACCGGAGTACACCGGCTGACAAGTTTAATCAAATCCGCTTCGGCTTCTGGTATCTTAAATTCTTTGCACTTCCTTTTGACATAGTCCAATGAAGGTGTACTCCCGTCACGGTGCATTTCTTCTACATCTAAAAGGATATTTGCTGCAAAAATTAAGTCTTTTGTTGTCATATTAAAGTAGCACCTTCAATGTTAATCTGTCTTAATCGTACTTATTGCTGCCGAGTAGTGTTGTCGGCATCGGAAACCGCAATTCAAGCAGTTCAACATCATTAAATAAAGTTACACAGTCGTATATCATAAATCAGGAGTTATAAGATGTACTGCACGATAAGTTGTTTCCTGTTCAATCTGCAGCCAGATATTTTGATTCATCTCAACAAGTTCCCGCGACGAGATCCCCTGGTTGTAGTGCCACTGATGAAAAACCATTGGCCGGTCGGGGATATCAATTCTCAATCCGAGGTTCTTTATCTGATGAACCAATGCGTTATCCTCAAAGGCTATTCCATCTTTCAGTCGTTCGTCGAATCCGTTTATCTTCCGCAGGTTTTTTGTGGTTATTGCTGTGCAAAAATGCAAAGCATAAGGACGGTGAACAGCGTGATTATACCAGCCACTGTCACCGTTAAACTCTGCCCTTTTATCCTTAATTACTTCATTACAGGGCGTTTCATTCTCGGCTAAAGAATAGGCCGGGAAAGCAATGTAATTTTCATCAGTGAGGTTTTCATTTACATAACCCAGTATATCACCCCAGTGATAACACTCAGCATTTTGAATGATTATAAACTTTGGCCTATGTTTCAGAGCTTCATGAAAACCGATGTTATAAACGTTGCTTGTATTTTTCCACGTCTTATTGCGGAGCTTTACAATGATGACCTCGAAAGCGAACTCCGGGAGAATAATATCATCAGGACTGTCATCATCGACAATCACAACCTTAAATTCTTTCGGATTGTACCTGTCAAATGTTTTCAGCGTCTCAATCAATAGCTTTTGACGCTGGTAATAGGTCATTACAATGACAGTTTTTAGCTTGCCCATGACGGAGTAGATAAAAGATGGACGTGACAATTAAAGTCATACATAGCTTCAGGTTTTTGTCCTATGGATTCCCACAGAAAAAGCGGCGAATGAGTTAAATCAAAATGACAAAC